CTCCCGACATCAACGAAGCAGCGGAATCCTTGATTGCCTGCATCGCCTTGGTGGCCGCTTCCTTCGCGGCTTCATCGGCCGCTTGCTTGGCCTTCACCCCCTGGATCTGGTCGAACAGCGAGCGATTGCTCTCATCGAGCGCGTCACGCTGTTTGGCCAGCAGCTGGGCTGACGACATCACCAGCTCGTCCAGTTCACTCTGCAGCTCCGCGCGCTCTTCGAACTTTGCTGCGTCGACGTCGGCGATCTGCTTGAACGCCGGTCCGATCTGCATCAGTGCCGCGTACGCCCGCGCGCCGGCTTCGGTCGTCAGGTCCAGGCCGGTGACCACGCTGCGGAACTGCTGCAGCGCGTCCTCGGCACCGGTCTTGATGCCGAACTGGTCGAGCGTCGGCGTGATGCGCGCGCGCAGCGAGTCGGCCCGCTCCTTGTCGGTGTAGAAGTCGGCAAGGAACTGGTCAGCGCTGGACGTGAATTCATCCAGGCCGCCAACCAGCCCGATCAGGCGCTCGCGTGCGCCGACCGACGCCAAGCCGACGGCGTTGAACGTCATGCCAAGTGAATCCGTGACCACCGTGACGGCCTGGTAATTGGTCGCCACGCGGGACAGGGTTTCGAGATAGCCCTCGCCCACTTTCTGGAACTGGCCCAGGCCATCTACGCCGAACTTGGCCAAGTCGTCGCCGACCTTGGAGAACACGGCCGACAGCTCTTTCTCGATCTCGTCGGCAGACTTACCTTTCAGGCTAATTTTTCCAAGATCAACAATATAGCCATCGAGCTCCGCCTTGAAGCCGTCGGCGCCCAGGCCAATCATCGTGCCTGCCTGCAGCACGGTGTCGTACAGCGACATCAGGACGCTGGAGATCTGGCGGTTCCCCTCCGCCCCCAGGCTCTGCGTTTTGACGTCAGTTTTGTCCTTGCCGAACCAGCCACCGTCTTTCTTGATGTCCGCATACTGCAGAGCATTCAGGCCGCCTGCAGCGATGCTCGCAAAGTCGGTCTTGCCGGCGGTGAAGCCGGTGTCCTCGACGGTGGTTTTGCCACCGAAGATTTTGTTGAGCACCGAGCCCGTGATCTTGCCGACCCACCCACCCGTGATCTTGTCCAGGGCCAATCCAAACAGGCCGCCCGTTGCCAACACGCCCATGTTCGAACGACCGAATGCATCGGCACTGCCACGGTCGGCAAGGTCGCTGCCGAACTTGCCCGTCACACCAGTGGTGCGCACCAGCAGCGAGGCGAACTGCCCGATGCCAGCCTCGATATTCCGAAGCGAGGACAGCATGCCATTGCTGATGGCGAGGCCCTGCACGGACGCGCCCTCGATTGCCTCCAGTGCGCGCGCGATGGATTCGGACTTGGCGTCCGACCCCAACACAGTCCCGGTGCCCTGCGCCTTTTGGCGCGACTCCGACAATGGCACGCCTCCGCCGGAGACACCGCCGATGGCGACACCCAGGCCAGCGACGATTGCCGCCATGGCTGCCATACGACCGAACGCTGAATACGGATCGCCGCCGCCTTGACCGAGAACCGCCGAGATACCCTTCGGCACCAGCTCGGCCAGCGTCAGCGCCAGCTCCGCCGCGTGGAAAACTTGCGACGCTGCCTGCAGCGCCTGATAGCCCTTGCTCTGTTCGTCGAAGAAGCCCGATGCGGCGCCAGCCATAGCGCCGTAGCCAGCAAGTTGGCTCTGCGTGCTGCGTTTATTGAGGGAGTCGAGGTCGGTGAGGTAGTCGACTTCGGTCTTCTTTCCTTCCAGGTACATCAGGGCAGCATTGCCCCGATTCTTTTCGATCTCCGCCTGACGCTGGGAAAGCCCGGTGAGCGAGGCTGTCAGCTTGCTGATCGAATCGCCCGCCCCACCAAACGCTTCACGCAGGGCATCACCGAAAGTCTGCGCGCGCGCCGGGTCAAGAAACTTGTCGAGCTCTTCGCCCGCCTTCTTGGCCGCATCGACACCCTCCATCTGCGCGACCGCGCCGGCGCTGCGCTTTTTCGCGCTTATCAGCTTCTCGATGTTCTCGATCTCTTGCAGGGTCAGACCCAGGGTCGAGCGCTGCGCTAGCTGATCCTGCAGGCGCGCCAGTTCCAGCGCCTCGATCGCCGACTTGGTCAGGCCGTATGTGCTGGCCAGTTCCTCGTTGCGCACGGCCTCTTCCTCAGCATCCTGCGCACGCTTTGCGTAGATGCCGCTGGTCGCCTCAAGACCCTTCGAATAGCTGTCTTGAAAGTCGCTCACTTCTTTCAGGGCGCGCAGGCGCTCTTCTTCAGCCTGTTTCGCGAACGGCTGCTGTGCGATGTATGCCTCAACGGTAGCGCGGTAGGCCTCGAGTGACTGCTTGCCGGCGCTGTAACCGGCCGACAGTTTGAGGAGGTTGTCCTGATAGTCTGGATCGACGCCCGCGCTCTTGCCGTTGATCCGGTCCACTAGGTCGGCATATTCCTTGGCGGCTGCCGCTTGGCTTTTGAGCGCCTTGGCAGAAGCCGGATCCGCGAACTTCGCGCGGACAAGCTTTTCCATTTCGGGTGGGATCGCACCGAATTCCTTCTTCAGCTTGTCAAGTTCAGCCGCCAACCGCTGCGCCGAGGAGCCATTCTGCGCATACCAGTCGTCTAGGCGTGTCGTGCGGGTACGCAATGCAGCCGTGGCCACTTCGCCCTGCAGCGATTTCACGCGGGACAGGGCGCCTTCGTACTTGCCCGACAGCTCCACCTCCTCGAGCTGGAGCATCATGCGGGCACGGGCATCCGCCCCTGCGGCCGCTTGCGCAGCTTTGTTCGCTTCGAGTGCGGCCTTGGCGCGCGCCAGCCCATCCTTATCGACCTCGCTGACCCCACCCAAGTCCTTTATGCGCGGCTCGGAAGCGGCCAGCGCGTTGCGCTCGCGCAGCTTGGTGATCTGCTCATCCAGTCGCACGATCATTTCGGCGGTCGATTCTTCAGTCGACTGCGTCGCCTGATCGTTCGCTTGCTCCGCTTTGTTGCCAAATACCGCCCACGCGGTCGCAGCGACGCCAAGAATCGCGATGACAGCGCCCACCGGGCCACCAAGGGCCGTGAGCGCAGCACCCGCTAGGCCGCCCGAAATAGACGCAGCTCGCGCAGCCGTCGCTTGCGCGGTAAGCGCAGCAGCGTGCGCGGATGCGGCCGCCGTCGCCCGGGCCTGCGCCGGGATGAGGCCGTTATTCGTAATAGCCAGAGCCACGTTGCCCTGTGCAGCCAGCACGGCGGCTCGCAGTTCGTTGACTCGCGCGGCAGCGGTGGCCGATGCTGCTGCTGTCGCGGCGACATTCGACTGCGCCGATGCCAGGTTGCTCACTGCGAGAGCGCGATTCGCTACCATCGAGCTCACAGCACCTGCTGCGGACGCGTGCAGGGCCGTTCCGAGCTTGACGGCTACGACCGTGCCCATCGCGCCGGCGGCCAAGGTCAGGTTGTCGGCCAGAAGATTGATGCTGCCTGAGAGTGCTGCGACGACGCCGCTCGACTGCGCAGTGGCGCCGACCATCTCCATCACGTTGTTCTTGAGGACGGTAACAGCGCCACCGATCGTTTCCACCGAGCGCGCTTCATTGCGGAGCGTGCCAAGCGCGCGGGGCAGCGCGTCAGCAAGCACGGCAGTCGTCAGCAGTCCCTGCTCCGCCATCGCGCGCAGGGCGCCCACAGGAACGCCGATCCCATCAGCCAGCGCCTGCATCAGGCGCGGGGATGCCTCATTCACCGAGTTGAACTCATCGCCGCGCAGCACGCCCGATGCAAATGCCTGGGACAGTTGCAGGATTGCCGACGAGGCCTCTGCAGTCGACGCGCCCGAGACTTTCAGCGCCAGGCTCACGGATTCAGTGATGCCAGCCACTTGAGACTGTGAGATACCCAGATCGCGCGTGCTTTTGGTGACGTTCGCGTACAGCGACGCTGTCGCCGAAAGGTCGGACTGCGCAGACGTCGCGATGCGGCGCACCGAGTTTTGAGCGTTCGCGAATTCGCTTTGGCCCGTCGTGGCCAGCTTGAGCTGGGCCAGGTACTTGCCGTACTGGTCGGAAAGCTGGGCGACAGCGGCGACGCCGCCGCCAAACGCAATGCCAGACAGCGCGGCGCCGAACCCGCTGATCGAACTGCCAGCATTTCCAGCAGCCTCTTCCGCAGCCTGAAGCTGCTCGATCAGCGGGCGCGCGTCGTCCGCAACACCCAGTTGCTCGGCGCGCAGGGCGGCCAGCTGCGACGCAGTCTTGCCAATGCCGTCAGCCTGCGAGCGCAGGCCAGCGAGGAAATCGTTGCCTGCATTTAGTTGACGCTGTGCCGCTGCAGCTTGCGCCGTTTTGCGGGTCACGGCGTCGAGCTGGTCGAGATACGGGCGCAGCGCGGTCATGTTCAGACCGCGCGAATTGGCCAGCGCCGCGTAGTACTCAGCACTGCCTTTGGCGCCGGCATTCATCGTGGCCGTGGCACGCTGAATCGAATCGGCCATGTTCTTCGTTGCACGGTCGACCTGGCCGGCTGCAGCGCCAGCACCATCCCCTACCGTGCGCAGGCCGGTCGAACCGCCCAGGCTCTCCAGCGACTTGCCCGCCCTTTGGGCGGTGGCGCCGAGATTTTCAAGGTTCTTGCCAGTGCGCGTAGTGGCGGCTTCGACCTGGCGCAGGCCAGCCTCGACGCCAGAGGCGTCCGCTGTGACCTTGATTACTGCTTCGTTGGTGATTGTGCTCATTCGCCGCCCATAAAAAAGCCGCCCGGCGGCGGCACTGCATCAGTCCGAGCTCCGCATCGCCGTAAGCGCTGCGTCTTCCATCACCTGAAGATCCTCGTCCAGCTGGTTGTATTCCTCATTCGTCAGCCCCATCCGGTCCATCCGGTTGTAGGCGACAAGGAAGTTCAAACCGATCGGGCCGCCCATCGGAGCGATATTCCACTGCTTGCGCAGCCCGTAAAAGGTGTTGTACGCCCGCACGTTGTCGGGCCAGATTTCGACAGACGTTGCCACCTCATCTCGAGTAAGCCCCGCGGTCGCCAGATCGGCGTCCGTGGGCGCTGCCTCGTACATGGCGGTGGCAACGTCGATCAGTTTTTTGCGCGGGCGCCGGTCAGCTCGGCCAGATACACGTCGAGCACGGCGCGGGCCGAGCCCATGTAACGCTGCACCAGCTTCTCGACCGCATCTTTGCCGAATGGCTCGTCCAGATCCCAGCCGCTGGCGATGTCCATCAGCGCGTCGACGTCATCGGAGCCCGCCAGGGTTTCCATGAATTCTTTGAAGTCGTCACGGGTGCGATGCTTGAAGATGAATTCGACGTCGGCCGAATTGCCGCCGGCGACCGGGATCGACACGGTTGCCTTGAAGGTAGCGGCGACGGCCAGGGAGAGTTTTGCTTTTGCCATGATATTTTTCTTTCAGAAGGGGATAAAAAAAAGGCCCGCGAGGCGCTACCCCGCGGGCTTGGAAAAGGCCAGCGCCGACCATTCGGCGCCAGCTGGCAACACAGATCAGTAGCGGACGACTTTGTTCTGCAGCGAGAAGACGGACTTCACCGCCATCACACTGCCCTTGGCCAGACTCGGCGACTCGTTGAACGAGCAGTAGCCCGCGTACAGCAGCACGCCGCCGCCCGGGAGCATGCCGCGCAGGCAGGTCAGCGCGACGCCATCCGAGATCTTCTTAAGGGCAGCGTGATGCGCCAGCGACTTGTCGTCGGCGGTGGTCAGCGTGACGGTGGTTGCGGTGAAGCCGTCAGGGAGCATCACCGGCATGTCGCTGTCCAGCAGCGGAACTTCGACGTTCTTGCCATCGCCGCCGGAGATATCAGCGCTGACCACGCCAGTGACGGGAGTCCAGCTGGTGATCTTGCGCACGGTACCGAGACCGGCGCCGACAGGGAACAGCGAGGTGTCGCTCGTGTCCAGGCCCTCGAACGTGAACGAAGTGCCCGACGCCGCCTTCGCGCGGAAGACGCGGCCATTGGCCTTGCTCCAGCCGCCGGTGTACTCGAAGTAATCGCCGGCGGCGAAAGTATTCGTCGCGGTGGCCACAGCCTCGGTGGCGTTGGTGATCGCGGTGATGCTGATGGCAGCGGCGAATGCGGACGCTACTGCGAACGCGATGTTATTTGGCAATTGCATATCGGCCTTTCAGGGGTAAAGCCCGGAAGCCGGGCAAGAAAAAAGCCGCCTCGATTTCTCAGGGCGGCTTGGGGATAAAACTGGTGCGGGTCAGCAGTAGAGCGTGAAATCCTGCATCGTCCCGCGTAAATTGGTGCCTTCGTCGTACGTGGCCACGCGACCAGACACGACCTCGACCTGCAGCGCGGTGGCAGAGCGCAGCGCATCCTCCACCAGCATGCCGATCTCGGACGCCTCGATGCGGCGCTCGCTCCAGACGTTGACTTGGATGCGCACATGCTGCTTGTCCGGGCGGTCACCGCTCAGGAAGTTCATCGGCTCGCCGCCTACCGTCTGGTAGGTGATGTACGGCTTCGCCGTGCCCACCTCGGCGATGTCCGGGAAGATGCGGCCGCCGGCCAGGTGGCTCAGCGTGGTGTGTACGTGTTCTTCGGGCGTCATGATCCTGTCGAGTTCCTGGCGAGTTGTTCGGTCAGCGTGCGAGTCATCGCATCGACGGCGACCTGCTTCTTGCTTTCGTACGCTGGCCGCATGAACGGGTAAGCCGGCGCGCTGGCCGTGCCGTACTCGAGC